TGTGTATGTCTTATGGCGTAGCGTGTTGCTAGTAGTCGGTATCGTAATCATCTTGCGTATTGCTAAGGTTATCCGTAAGAAGGCGAAGAAATGAGCGCCGACACAAACCTACTGCTCGACCTCACTCCGCGTGAGGTCGAAGTGATACGCTCGGCTCTACGCCAGCAACAGGAACAGCACCGCCGCAACGATTTCAAAATCCTTATGAGCGAGTGTGAGGTGTTGCGCTCAAAAATAAATGACGCGATACTTGACTTACGTCAGGCGTTAGTGTAAGGTTATACCTATAACTGAATAGCACCACCTCTTGTATGATAATCATACGGAGTATCGAAAGGATAGAGTATGGATGAAGATGAAGTAATCATTCTCCTAACTTGTAGCGGTTGCACCGCAGAGGTTAGCGAAGATGATGCGCATCTCATATCTTATTCAGGAGATGTGAGTTGTGAGAACTGTAAACGTATCTGCGAGCATTGTGAAGATACTGGTTGGGAAAGTGACTCGTGGTATTACGTAGACCAAAGCGAGATGTGGTGCGAAGGCTGTATGGATAGTCACGCTCACTATTGTGATGATTGTAATGAGTATCACACAGGTGATAACTATTACGTATCGGACAGTAATAATTCTTACTGCGAGAATTGCATAGGTAATGCTTACTACTGTGAAGACTGTGATGAGTATTACTCTAGCCAATGTGCTGACCATAGTGGAGATGATGCGCGGGTAATCCATGATTACTCTTACCGCCCTGACCCTATCTTTCACAGCACCGACAAAGAAGAACGCTTATTCTTCGGTATAGAAATCGAAGTAGAAGCATCCCGCAACAGGTCTGATGCCGCAGAGTATGCGAGCAGACTGGAAGGTTATGACTTAGCCTATCTCAAGAGTGACGGCTCACTAAACTGTGGCTTTGAGATAGTCACACATCCAATGACGCATGATTACTATAAGAACGAAGCCAAAGAGTTATGGAATACTCTCGAAGCCCTACGAAGTAGGACTGGTATCAAAGTGAAAGCGTGGGATGCGTCTACCGCAGGTCTGCACATTCACATCTCACGCACAGGGTTCAATGGTGGTTCGCACATGCACCGCTTCTTGCGCCTAGTGTATGATAATCAGACACTCTACGAAGCAGTAGCGGGTCGTTCATCTAGTCGTTGGGCTAAGTTTGATGATGCTCAAACCGATTACATGGCTGGGGTTGATGATGATGGCGACAGAATATGGATGCAACGTCGCAACCTCAAGAATAAGTTAGAGAACTCACGTAATAGTGACCGCTACTCTGCGGTCAATACACAGAATAGTGCTACGCTAGAGATGCGTATCTTTAGAAGTAGCGTCAATACCGATACAGTAAAATCCTTTATTGACTTAGCGCACGCCAGCGTTGAGTATACTAGAGGGATGTCGGTAAGAGATATTCGTCAAGGTTCGTTATCGCAAGATAACTTTACCTCATACATACAGGACAATGCTGGACTGTATACCGAACTCAACGTGCGGTTGGCAAAGGTTGCTAACCAATTACAAAGTGTATGATAATCATACAGATAGGATAGATTATGTGCTTACTCGTCGTTTGCTCGCCCAACTCTACGCCTCGTAAAAAAGATTTAGAGTGTGCCTCTTGTAATAACCCGCATGGCTTTGGCTATGCAGTAATTGCTGGAGACAAGATTATCACAGGCAAGGGTATGTCTGCTAAGAAAGTTATCAAAGAGTTCTTAGAAGTTCGTAAAGAATACCCGAATAGTTATGCTATGTATCATGCTAGGTATGCAACGCATGGCGTAAAGAACCAAGATAACTGCCACCCCTTTCAGGTTGGCGGTAGAAGTGATACCTACCTAGCGCACAATGGTATCCTCGACATAGAAATCCATGCAACAGATAAGCGTAGTGATACGCGTATCTTTGCAGAGGATACCCTTCCGAATATCGGTGGCGTCAGAGCACTTGATGACGACAACGTATGGAAGATACTAAGCAAGTGGGCTGGTGGTAATAAGATTGCTGTTCTTACTACTGACCCGAAGGCTAATGAACAATGCTATGTTATCAACGAGTCGCTTGGGCATTGGGATAACGAAGGCATGTGGTGGTCTAATGATACATACAAGGCATCCGCATGGTCTAGTTACATCAAGCCCAGTATTACTTCGACTGCGTATGATAATCATACAGATACGGAAATACTGGAGGACTTCGAATGTCCTTCGTGTAGGACGATAGCGTTCGAGGATGCTAACCCCTACTACTGCGAAATGTGCTACACCTGCTTTGATTGCACAGGGTCATACGGCGACAGTTGCCTATGCTATGTGCCAGCCGATAGCAAGTGGATGCGCGACCAACACAAACCTCAGAATGCGTGGTATTATGACAAGCACTTTGATTTCTAAAGAATGGTATGACGGCCAAGCCATAGAAGGCTGGGCAACTGTTGGGATTTATAGGGACGGCTTATGCGTCTATGGTGGGTTTTCCACAAAAGAAGAAGCAGAAAAATGGTTGGCACAATTACAAGGGGGACAAGTAATCCCTATCTATTGTCCAGCATACAACAGGGGGTAGAGATGGATACAGAAAAAATGCGTGAGATGGTATTGGATTATATCTGCCTACTCACCACAAGCAACGAGTATGATTATCATACAGATAAGAAGATAGCAGATGCACGATTGCTTCTAGAGGAAGAAGATACTCAAGAAGTAACAGTTGATGAGATGCTGGAGTCATTTAGTATCAAGCAACGAATGCGACGAGAAACTGCGTGGGCTAAAGACTTTGAGTTAGTCAACGGCGCTCGTAAGTTATTCGCAGGGCGTTTGATATGGGACGAGAACTATGGATACGAAGTGATTTGGGATACTGACGCACCTGAAATGGCGGATAGACCTGAGTTTGAGTATGTATTAGATTCGATACTGGAGGATAAATATAATGGCTAGACCAATACCATCAGATAAAGCAGTAACGTATGATGCAGCGGTTACTATGACATTCTACTTTACTTTAGAAGCAGATGATGACATGCAAGCGCATGAGTTAGCATCATACGAATGGCAAGATAATCTCTATCGTGGAGAAATTAATGACATCTACGTAGAGATGATTGAAGACGACTCTGATGAGGCTGTCGGAGGTGATGAAGATGAGTGAACCAATGTGGCTTGACGGCGACCCTGTTGCACTAGGCATGGACGACTGTGACGAATGTGGACACGACCATGAAATAGATGCAGAGTGCGTCGAAGACGACGACCCTGATAGAATGTGGGACGAGATGCATGAAGACTGAACCGCTAATAGGTAACTGCACTAACGACCCTAATGCAGATTACTGGTTTCCCGAGAACGATAATGGTCGACCTTCTAACGCTAGACGTGCGGAGTTGGTAAGCAGTATCAACTACGCTATTGAGCAGTGCAATACGTGTCCGTCTAAGGCGCGATGTCTAGAAGAGGGAATGAAGACAGAAAATCTACCGCATGGTATATGGGGTGGATTACTCGCTGGCGAACGTATCGCTAGGCTAGGTAGGTCACGAGAAAACTATGGAGTGCAGTCAGATATGGGACGCGCTCTAGACTTTGCCGACAAGATGATACCTCTAGTAAGGTGGTAAACTATGAAGAAATTACTATTGCTTTTGATAGTAATATTTATGGTGTTTGGTGTAACTCATGCAGGGCATGAGAAAGTAACACCAGCACACAAGTGGACAGCAGAAGATAGTAAAGCCTATGCAAAAGATGTAATGCTTGCATGGAATGATAAGCAGTTCGATTGTCTAGATAAGTTATGGACTAAAGAGTCTCATTGGAGACCCGAAGCCTATAATAATCATAAGGTAATGGGTAAAAACGCAGGTGGTATACCGCAACTACTGGGTATGAACCCGAACGTGCCAGCAACACGTCAAATTGAGCGTGGCTTTGCCTATATTCTATACCGCTATGGCTCACCTTGCCAAGCGCTAAAGTTCCATAACAAGAAGGGTTGGTACTGATGATAACTAGAGTCAGACAGGGTAAGTTGCAAATCTTCAAAGAAGGCGCTTACCAACAAGAGCCTCGTGTGCAAAAAGTAATAGACAAACTAGCCATGTTTGGATATAATAGATTAGAAGGTAGAGAACTGGCCAAGAAGATTTGCCAATCTCTAGATAACTATGTCGGCGTTCAGGAGGCTATGGCGCAACAGCGTCAACGGCTGTATGATAATCATACACTCCGACCGACACAAACTATGCGGAGGTAAGCGCATGGCAACGTATGAATACAAATGCGATACAGATAATGAAGAGATAAGTATAGAACGTCGCATGTCAGAAGATGAGGTCGTCCCTGTATGTAGTATTTGCAATCAGGAGATGAACCGTGTATACTATGCAGCACCAGTAAAGTTCAACGGAACTGGTTTCTATTCAACAGGAGGATAGATATGGGCTATGACGAAGACGACCTAAGTCAATGCACAAGATGTGAGACTATGGTTGGCAGTGAAACTCTAATCAGATTGGCTGATTGGTCGATATGCGAGATATGTTGGGATGACCTATGACACAGTATGAGTATAGCAAAGAAGATGAAGATGGTGTAGTTTATACAGAAGCAGAACTACTCTATCGTGAGGGTCTCATTGACCAAATCAAGGAACAGTTAGATGAACTTAGTCTAGCGATGTATGAAAAAGAAATGGCAGAGGTAGATTGAAAGATTCCAACTGGGACTTAGACCTTAGAGCAGGTGAACTAGGTGAGAGCAGGGTCGCAGACTTGCTTTCCTTAGACACCGTCGAAGTCAAGACAGACAGGCGTTGGATAGAAACTGGCAACGTCTATATTGAAACAGAATGCTATTATGTAAGCGATAGTGCTTGGAAGCCGTCGGGCATACGAGTGAGTAAGGCTACGCATTGGGCATTCATGTTAGAAGACTCCACAGTTATTGTTCCATTGTGGAGACTCAAAGAAGCGGTATGGGAAATAGGTAGACCAATAACGTGCAACATTCCACCTAACCCATCAAGAGGTTATCTGATAACTATCGGGCAGATACTAGAACATTTACGACAGACAAGACAGGCAGAGAATCAATCTATGGACGAGCATATTGCAGAGACGTGGGTAGACCCAGCAGAAAGGGATTACCCAATATCATAGATAAATTAAGCATACTAATCGCTATCTTCTCGCCCTTCATCTTCACTGCTTTCTGCATCGGGTTGTACCAATTCGTCTGGTTCATCAGTAGAGTGCTTGGTAATATCTTTATCTAAAAACGGTTTGAAGCCACCAATCCGTGTGATTAGTTTCTTTATCGCTCTGTTATGACGCATTCTTGCAGCATCTTCTGAACCAAGGTCCATCTCGACAGCAATACCAGCAAAATCCAGGGACTCTACATACTTGAAGAAGAGCACGGCTCTATCCTCTTTGCTCAACTTTACGTATGCAGCGTTAATTTCGACCATCATCGCCATCATGTTACCGCCCTCTGATGGTGCTGGTGGTCGTCCTGTTTTACCAAGGTTTAATACTGGCATAACTGTAAACTCACCACGTAATACTGAGGGTAGTAAAGCCTCAACCATTACTGGTTCATAGTAAAATAAATCGGATGGCTCATAGCCAATTGACTTGGCTTTCCATCGCTGACAATAATCTAATGCTTGATTGCGAAGCGAACGATAGATAAGATTTTTTGCATCCTTGGGACCAATTGATTCCCACTCATCTAATTTATTTGGATGTTCAAGGAACCACTCATAAAGTGATTGCTTGATGTCCTCGAGTTCAACCATATCATATTTCTTGTGGTATTCTGATGCCACAGATACGGCGATGTACTCCCAAGGTTCAATGCGTTCCCAGTCCATTATCCCCAACGTTTTCCTTCTACAATAAACGAACCATCTCGTTGGATTGGTACTGTAACTGGTACAACTGTGCGACCATCAACGTAGAGCATGCCGAAGCCTTGCTGCCATGTAAATAATCCACCCTTGATATACTTAGCATCTCTGTAACGCATAAGATTACCAACTTCCATACCCCATACTGTTTGAGGTGCAGATGTTCCATGTGCCTGAGTGTGATGAGCAAGACCCATGCGGTGAGTGTGTCCACACACTACCGACTTACCTGTACGCATGGCTAAACCAAGGGCTGTAAGCCCTCCAGTAGACTTCATAGAGCCTTCATCACCGTGCATGAGCAACCAGTTAGGTGCTAACTCATAAGGTTTTGTGTGATATGTAGCGCCGATAGAATCAAGGCGCAAAAACTCTGGTAGTTCCAACTCAGGTAACCCGAGTAGCCCAGGAGCACGCATCATAACTGTGTTATACAAACGGTCCGTGTGGTTTGACCGAATGATATGCTTGACCTTGAGCGACTCGAGCACCCTTGTCGTTTCGTCCCTATCACGCCCGATGGAGCGTTCATACTCCAACGGAGTTCCTTTTGACCATTTAGATATAGTCTGCATATCCATCTCGTCTCCAACTGATACTACTTCGGTAGGCTTGTAAGCCTTAATGAAAGCAGCAAGATTAGAAACCGCTCGCTTATCGTGATAAGGAATCTGTAAATCGGACACGCATACTATTGTTTTCATGGCTTCTTTTTCGTCGCCTTCTTGGCACGTCGTTTATTCTCGAGACCAACATTCTTTTTCTTGCTGATAACCCGAAGGTTAGAGATGCGGTCATCACCCGCACGACCTTTGTTGTTCTTATGGTCTACCTCTGAGCCTCTTGGTAGCGTTTGACCTGTTGCATCTTCATAATCTTTACGAGCCTTATTGGTAGATGTGGTGGTGGTGCTGCCATCTTTTTTCTTACGTTTAATTACATAAATGGGACGACCACCATTTGCTTTGCTTCCCTTATAGGGTCCGAATATCTTCATTCTTGGGGCCACTTTCCTTGTAGAACTAGCAACCCAATGATTGCATAGTTTGCCATATCCTTGAAAGAATCTTCAAGGCTTTCGTGTTCTGGATTAGCACCGCTATCAACTAAGTTGTTAATCCGAGCCAACTTATCCCACATACGAACACGTAGACCATTGAGTGGTCCACCTGGACTTTGTGAAATATTCTTAGGACCGTAATCCTTATGCTTACTGATAAGCAAATCAAATAGTTTAGAGGTTACCTCTGCTACGTCGTTGTTGAACTTAACAGAGGAACTTGCAATACTATCTGTAGTGTATTCTCTATCGCTTCGTAAGATGTTATCTTGAATCCTTGTTGTTGTAGCATGCGTAAGATTAGCCATATTTCTTCACTCTCTGCTTTCGTTGTCATTTGGTTTATCCAATAATTCTTCTAGTTCTTCATCGATGTATGACATATGCTCACTTACAATCATATCTTCGATAAAGTGTTTCATCTGACCTGGGTCAACCTCTGCTGCGTACAGCGTGGCGTAGGTATCTTGAGTGATTCGTTTGATTTGTGTTGGGTCATCTGCGTAGCCATACAAGGCTCGCAGCATAGAGCCAATCATAAGAGAGTATCCATTAGGTAAGATGAGTTTAGGGTCGAAGGGTTGTTCTCCTTCATCATCTAGAAGATGGTCTGTTGCTTCAAATACATTTTCAAAATGTGTTCCGCATATTGGACAATCTGGTATCTCTTTATTCATTATTTAAACCCATCTTATCCCGAAGGAAATCGGAACCATACTTTACGTAACAACTATTAACATCTTCTCCGTCTGGCATTGAGACGACAGTAACTGGCAATTCTCTGGCAAGACCAGCGGCAAATTCTTTTCCTGGTTGGTCTCCATCTGCAAAGACAAAGATGCGCTCAAAGTCTGCAAGTAATCTGGTGTAATGTTTCTTCCATGAGTTTGCACCTGGAACTCCAATGCAAGGTATACCAACACAGCCACTAAGAGTAATGGTATCAAGTTCACCTTCGCATACACCAATCCAATCTCCTGCTTTATCAATGTCGGTTACATTGTACATCTTCGTTTCAGCGCCAGTCATTCCCATGTACTTCGGTTCCACCGCTGGATTAAGTGACCTAAACCGCAAATCAACAATACCAGTTTTAGTAATGTAAGGAATCGAGAGACGACCGATGAACGCTTCTTGTCCAACCTCAGGCTCCTCTACTACGCCGAATCGAGCCAACCGCGCTACTTCCCGAGTTATTCCCCGACTTGCTAGGTAATCTTCGGCCAGATGAATATTTCCCGCGTACTTGGTTGCTGCTCTCCCCAGTAATTCCTTCTGCGATAGACTTTGCTTCACGTATATCACACCTTTCTTGCTTCGCAATTATTTGAATGCTATTGCCTTGCATACCACACGCAAAACAGTTAAATATATTCTCTCTCGTATTGAAACTTGCACTAGCGTGAGAGTCGTTATGGAATGGACACTTCACATTCACTTGGCCGCTAGTGCGCCGTACCGTAGCACCGTAGTGCTGTAGTACCGCTACAATATCGGGTAGGTCATCCACCAAAAACATCGCCCAACCTTAATACTAGATAGGCATCGTCAATGGACTTGCCTCTTGCTTTAATAATAACTGAGGGTAGTATTGTATCTCTATCAATGTTACGTGCTTCCGCATAATGGTCTGCTTCTACTTGCGCTTCTCTCGTCCAACCTGGGAGAGTAATCTTGCCACTTGCGCCTGGCGCTTTACACTCGATGATGCCGATGCTCCCCAAAAAATCCGTCTTAACAACAACGTCGCCTTCGTCTTTAGCACCAGCACGAGCAAGACGCTCAGCGTCGTACCCGCGAGCGCGGAACCAATCTTTAATATCAGTTTCAAAAGATGCTCCTCTTGCCTTATGGGATTTGCGAGTCGTCATGCGTTCTCTGGAATATCTTCTACGTACATATATTCTGGATTAAATGCGAGCCACGTCATGAGCGACCCGTTTTGGTCGGCTCTTCCGTAGCGATTCTTGACTGATGCCACGCCCAGCGATGTGCCAACCGTGCCGAGTGTACATATAAGCGCAGGGAGTTGAGAAACTTTACCCTGGATGGCGCTTCTTGGTTGACAAGGATTCCCAAGAACTGCTTCCGAAGTATGATGTAGAACCACAATTGCTGCATTCGTTGCCCTAGCAAGATACTTTAACTCCTTCATGATTGCTCGCATAGATGCGAACTCTTCGCCACCATCTGTGGCTACATCCATAAGGTTGTCGAGAATAATAAGAGTTGGGGGACAGCCCCACAACTCCTCAAATGCCTCGACTTCCTCATCGATGTCTTGTAATGTTGGTGCTGATTCAAACGACCAAACTATGTGGCTTCCTTTTTGGAGGATTGCTTTCGTCCATCCAACATCAGTATTAAGTTTCTGCTCTACATCTGACTGACTCTTCCCTGAAATCATAGATGCAAGACGCATAGCCATTGTGTGTGCATTGGTATCTGCTGAGATATACAATGTTGGCACATTGGTTTTAAGCGCAAGAGCCAGGGCGAGTGTTGATTTACCCGCACCTGGAGCACCTGCAAACATAGAAACTTCTGAACGCCTAATAATAATCTTGTTCGCTTCAAAGGCTTTAAAACAACTAGGAAGGGGTTCCCCACCAATGGAGGCCTTGCCGACTGAACGAACTAAGGTTCTCATTGGACTCCCTTTCTAGTTGATTAAAATGGAAATAGTTCTTGTTTTAGTTGACTGGCTTGCATTGGTCCGCGCCCTGAGGCATCGGACACACCCACATCGCGTATGGGTTTCCCGTCTTGCTGGAGATTCCCGACTTGTATTTGCGAGGGCCGTGCTGACACGTTGGTCCACCCTGTACTGGAGCCGCTGCCATAGCAGATGGAGCCTGAGCCTGGGGCGGTGTTGAGTAAGGTGGAGGCGTTGTGCTTGTAGTGGAATCGGTAATCGACAGGGGGGCTAGGGTAGCCGCCTTAGACAATAGTCGTTGTGTTGCATGAATCTGAGTTGCGTAATCGCCAATACCTTCAAGCAGAACACTTAGTTCATCTGCGCTGTTAGCACGGATGTTGATAAGGTCGCCTGTGGCCAACTTGTAGTTGACCTGTAGTTTCCATTCTTCGGCCATTTATTTGTCCTTCTTCGTAGAGAACTGACAATACTGCGTGAGTCCACACATGTACTGACAGTTGTTTGTGTTGGGTAAGAATACACCCGTCTTACGTGCCATGTCAAATTGTTTTATCAGGTATTCCATCTTGTCATAAGTGTATCCAGACAGGTCTACCATCTCTGATGTGCTGTTTCCGCGAGCCATATAGTAGTTGCCCCACTTGATTTCTATCCCAAAGGTCTGTTCAAGCCCGAGTTTATAGAAGCCAAGTTGGAGCGTACTAGACGGAGTCTGCTGAGATGTTTTAAGGTCGCAGATAACCAATTGACCATCTACCTCAAATACGCGGTCAATAATCATTTTGACTGGAACGCCAGCCACAACAGGGGTCAGGGCAAGTTCAATTGCTGGATTGCCATCTGGCGCTACCCAGATTTTCCAGTTCCTATTAAGTTCACGCCAAGCGATATAGCCTTCAACCCACTTGGGTCCCGCTGATTGCCAGAATGTTTGGTCTTCTTTATTAGGATTGGCCTTAGTAGCACGACCACCAACACGAGCATTGGCTAGGTCAATGTCTCCCTTAGACGCATCCCACGCCTGTTGCCACAGTTGTACTGCTGGGTCTTGCATCATAGGGTCTCCTTGTCATAGTTTTCACAGGCAAGGTGGAAGGCTGAGCCTCCAACGGACCACACGGATGGCTCTTCTTGTTTGTTAAGCAGTCTACCAAGATAGTACTGGTAACCGCAGGTTAGGTATGTTGAGAATGCCGAATAGGACATATGCTCAGGTAAGGTATATTCTTCGAGTTCAATTGACATAATTGGAGTATAACTGACAATTGGGTCTTGAGTCAAATAGTTATAAGTATTTGACAGATTGGGATTGTCTGTGTATAATTAATTTTGTAAGAAATTATATATAAAACAAACGCTTAGGCGTTTGTATATATAATAATATATTATTATAATATCGAAGGAGTACTATGTCAAATACATTTTGGGCTGTGTTCTTGGGAGCATCTTTAGGTATGTTTACTGTCAACCTTGCAACCACACTATTGGATGAGTGGCAACACCGAAAACATCGCAAAAATATAGATATTCTATGGGACAAGTTAGAAGATTACGAGTTTGACGACGAAGATTAACCTCTAGAAACAACAAAAGACCCCCTCGCCTTAGGGAATACCTAGGGTAAGGGGGTTTCTTGTCTCTATGGGCCTTCTAGGCCCCTAGGATAAGGTTATTCTGAACCGCGACCGAATTCGGTAGCAGATGGGTCAAGCCATTTAAGGACTGGACCAGCCACACCAGCAAGTGCGGCAGCAGCAAGAGTCTTTGGATTCGTCTCGCCAGTCATATAGATAGCCACTACAGCAGCAGCCGCAGCACGAAACCAAGATAGTGCTAGTTGTTTGAATTGTTCCATTGTATCCTCCTATAGGATTAGGACTTTGCCCCGTGTAACTTACAGCAGGTGCAAACTTCGGTTTTGTAAGCCTTTTTGGCTGGTAAAGTGGTTAGAGATGCGACAATCTGATTGATGGGTTTAGGGGCATTTAGCCACCAGAACCAAGGGGAAGTATCATTTCCCATAGTAGGCTCAATAGAAATATGAAGGTGTTTATTATGGGCATTGACTCCAACGTAGGCTCTATTGCCTAACTTGGCTTTGTCTTTAGCCCAAATCTTGCCTTGAAAAATAAGGTATTTAACTCGTTTGTCTTCTTTTAACTTCTCAAAAATTATCTTGCAATCAATCCCATTAACTGGGTCATGGGTTAAGTCTACAGCATACCCTGTATTGTGGTCAGATGTTGGACTCTGCTTTAAATGAGCCGCTGACGGCAACAATCCATCGCTAGCCTTCTTGCGATTGGGTTTTAACGCAGTTGCTTGACGCAGAACAGCAATAGCCGCAGGTGTTGCCTTATTCATGATTTCTCCGCAATCAATTTATATAGGTCGTCAATGCGTGATTCCATGCGAGCCATAGAATCCTTCATCGAACTGCCACCATTAGGTTTAAGTTCATTAAGATAATGTTTAACCATCCATCTGATACCACCGCCAATTGCTGAGAAAATTGCTATAACGGCAACTGTTATGGTCAAATAGTCTTTAAATTCCATTATACTGTCCTTATAATTATATCTATGATGCCACCAAAACCATCAAAGCGTTTATCGGGCGGTGTCATACGGGTGAATGTAACTTGTTCAATTACTGCTTGTCGTGATTCTCCTGTTGTCAAGTCTTGCCAAGTCAGAACATCGCCTGTCTTTTCAATTTCTTCTAGCAGTTGGATGCGCTCAAAGGCTCTACCTTCAAACCCAACTACAGTATTAAACCTATCTGTTTCAACATCAAAACAGTAAACAGGAAATTTAATAACTCTATTACGTGGGGAAGCAATAGTGGCCTTGGCTTGGTATCCCTTAAAGGTAGGACCTGCAGTTGTATCTGTTGCTTCGCGGTCAAATGTAAATTTATATGCAAGAAATTCTTGAGCATCTTCAGGTTGAGATGTTGTTACTTCTACTGGGTCTACATCAGAGTTATAACCTATGTGGTCATATTGAGTATCTGCGCCACTTGGAGTTGTAGCAAGAGAAGATAGTGTAAACTCACCGAGTGAAAATGTTCCACGGGCAACAAGACGCTTGTAATTTTTAGGTTCTAATGTAGAAAATCTAATCTTACCTGTAGTTATAGAGCCAGTTGCTGCTAAAACCGTGGTTGATTGAACGGCTATGCCGTTGCTGCCTGATGTAGTAAAGGCTAATTGGTTGGTGTTACCTATAAAGTCTACGCTAGTTGCGTATCCAGTAGCGGTACTGAGGTAGGTATCTTTAGCATAAGCAAAGCGTAAGGATTCAATCTCTGCACCCAAGTCAATGCGATATAGTCCAGGGGATGTACCAATTGTACCTGTAGCCCAGACATACTTGTCGCGGAATGCAAAATCATAGACACCATTGGTATCTTCAAATATAAGTGGACCGTATGACAAGTCACCAGTTGTATCTGAGATGCTAGCCACACGCATACCCTTATTAGTACCTATCATCAGGTAACCAAGGTATGACTCAATCTTATAAACTATCTCGCCAATAGGCAGTTGTGCTGCTATAATACCTGATGTTAGGGTAGGCATAACACCAGCAGTAGATAGAACAAACTTATAGATAGCAGAGTTACCACCAAGGTAACCAGCAGCATAGATAGCAGAGCCACCTTCAGAGATAGATGACCAAGTCCAGTCAGCATTAGGATGTGTATATGTTGCTGTAGGCAAGGCACGTGATGTGCCTTTAGTACCAGTCAGTTCATAAATACCAGCACCCACGCCAGCAACAAGACGTTGCTTAACCCAAGCCATTACTACTCTTTCACTACCAGTTGCATAGTATTCCGAGTAGCCAGATGCAGGTACTGCAATCTCACCTGAATAAATGTGGTCATTGTCTGCTACAAATAAGTGTGCGCCATCAGTTGCAATAGCAAGAGTAGCAGTATCTAAACCAGCAGTAACTACGTGGCTGTATGTAACAGCAGTACCAGTAGGAGTATAGTTTTTGATAGTTGTATTTGCTGGTGTCCAGGCAACAATCTTATCGGTTGAGCCATCTACTACAGAAATAAGTTTATATACACCAGTAGTAACACCAGTCATATTGGCTGTCTCTTTGAGCAGAGTAACCTGTCCCTTAGTCCACACATCTACATTGTCTGAGTCGGCAAAGCGGTGGTTGACCACCTCACCTGCAGATGGGTCATAGAACTTAATGCCTGTGCCATTATGAAAAGAAGACTGACTTCTTAGCCAGAAACCAGTAAGCGATTGCTCACCTGGTTCTGCGCCAATGTCTGATTGTTCTTTACGAAATGGTGCAGTTTGACGGATGTATGGACGAGCATCACTGATGGCATAGAAAAATGGTAAGCCACCAATGGCTACATCATATGCTTCATTAGTGTTTTGCCAAGTAGAACTAGATGAAACTATACCTAAGTCAACGGCGATGGCAAGACCAACGTTGGCGGTCGAGGAGCCTCTACCTTCGGTTATATCTTTTGTTGCCACGTTGCTCCTTAGTTAGAAAATTAAATTACGCTGTTACTTCTACTTCAACCCAAGATAAGGTTGGTTCATCCCATGAGTATAACTTACCATCTGTAGGCACGGGATTAGGTGCTTGCCATACATAAGTATCAGCATCTAATGTCCAAGATGGATATGGCTGTGGCGCTGCAAAACCTGTGCCATCCCAAGAGTACCCAATACCTGCATAGTTTTTATTTAATGGAGTACCACCTAAAGAGTGAACTCCACCGTATGTGTTATATGAAGTTTTAATCCAAGTGCCTGTATAGCGGTCAGGATTTGCTTGAAGAAAGTCATCTTCAACTACATTAACCTGAGTTACAATACCATCTTCTATTTTAGCCCAATGTGCCATTACTTTTTATCCTTATCTTCACCATAAAGTGTTACTGTGTTTACTAACTTAACGTCACGCTTAGTAACAATGCCGCCTTTTTCATCAAGTTGAGATTTAGCAGTTTCTTCATTATCTGCAATAATATGTACTAACATATTAACCTCATATGAAAAACATTGTGTTGACTTTGTTTCTTTAATTTTTGTTACATTATCTTTTGTCATTTTATCCCCTTAGTTAGACTGCATAACGAACTATAACAATACCAGAACCACCAGCACCAGACTTAAAGGAACTGCTATTTGATGCTTGACCACCGCCACCGCCACCTGTGTTAGCAGTTCCTGATAGTGGTTGAACAACATCTTCAAAGCAACCGCCGCGGCCGCCGCCTCCTGAACCACCTGAACCATTACCAGATGCCTGAAGAATAGAACCTCCACCGCCACCTGCGTAATAACCACTTACACCAGTTCCAGTTGCGCTTGCAATAGCAGAATAAGTATTTACACCAACTCCACC